CAACAAGCTCAATGGGATGGAGAAGATACTTATATCTTACTACCTAAAGAGAGCGGCGCTGGTAAGGCGCAGTTTGAAGACTTAGCTAAGATGCTTACAAATGAAGGTTTTCATGTAAGAGGTTCTGAAGTTGGTAACGTAAAAGGTGGTAAAGTAAAACGTTTCTCTATATTCTCTTCAGCATGTCAGAATGGGTTAGTACACATAGTTGAAAGTTCTTTTGAAAATAAAGCCACTTTAGAGGCTTTCTACAAAGAGTTAGAAGCTTTTGATGGAAGTCCATCTACAGCATCGATCAAGGATGACTGGGTTGACTGCGCTGGCGATTGTATGGCTTTTCTGCAAAAGACTAAATTGCATAAAGCATACTCACTACCATCAATCTCATCTCCCACGGCATTAGCTGCCCACAGAAGCCGCATCAAGTAACACATTTACGCTATTTCTACCCCTGTCACGCAATGTGACACCCACTTCCTCCTCCCCCATCACATTCTACTTTCCCTCCACACCTAACACACCCCACTTACTTTATGTGAGTGGGGTGTTCTTCTTTATATTAAATAAATTAAAAATAGTTGTTGACGTTGTTCTTATATAGTATATAGTTATCTCACTAACACGAATGATTAATTTTATTAAATAAGGAGGAAATTATGTCACAACAACCAACAAACTACTCATTCCACTCTACTGGTCAATTCCGTAATGTGGTTAAGAATATTCAACAACAAGCTAAATTTAATGGGTTTGATGCAGATGGTAATGTTATCTTAAATGAACTTGCTATTGCACCTACTATTGAATACATTGGTACTGTGAAGTTACATGGGACTAATGCTAGTATTGTAGTTGATGAAGACGGGGTTATTTCGTTCCATAGTAAGAATAATTTACTAGGTTATATTAAAAATGGAGGATTTACTTTACTTTCAGATAATGCTGAGTTCGCTCAAACAATGGTTCGTAGGTTAGATTCTCTGTACACTATTATAGAAAGAGCAAAGACTTTTGCCAAAGCTTACAATGGTGTTGAGTTATACCCTCTTAAGATTTCAGGTGAATGGTGTGGAAGTGGTATTCAGAGTTCGGTTGGTATCTCGTTCTTGCCTAAGAAGTCTTTATTTATTTTTGGTATCAAGGCTGGGGATACTGACCAAACACTGAAACAAGGTTGGTTGCCAGTAGAACTAACTTATGGGCTTACTAATAATGATACCCAAGCTGACGGTTTCTACGCTATCATAGATTTTCCTACAAAGAAGGTCACTATTGATTTCCAGAATCCTATGTTTGTCCAGAACACTCTAGTAGGTTACACTGAAGCTTGTGAGGCTGAGTGTCCTGTGTCAAAACAACTTAACCTAATGAGCGCCGCAGGTAAACCACAAGTCCTTGGAGAGGGGTTAGTATGGACTCCAGTTAGTGATGAACATTGCTGGGACAGTGGTAATTGGTTTAAAACTAAAGGTGAAAAACATTCTGTGTCTAAAGTTAAATCTGTAGCTTCAGTCAATGTAGAAAAGTTAAATTCAATTCAAGAGTTTGTAGAGTATTCCGCCACAGAGAATAGACTACAACAAGGCTTAGCTGAGGTAGGTAAAGACCAGAAGTTAATTGGTGCATTCCTTAGTTGGGTAAGTAAAGACATTAATAAAGAAGAAGGTGATGTCCTTGAAAGTAATAACCTTACAATGAAGGAAGTGGGAAAATACCTATCAACTAAAGCACGTACATGGTATATTACTGAACTGAATAAGTAGACTAAACCATCAAGCCCATGTATTAATTTGTGTGGGTTTTATTTTATAGGTTGACAGGTAGATTTAAGTATTGTATATTTATCGTCTAATTTAAATAGGAGGCTTTACAAAGTGATTAAATTTGGACAGAAAATTAATACATCTAACACTGACACCAGATACTTTATCACCAGCGATTTACATTTCTACCATACAGGGGTCTTACGATTCTGTCCTGATACTCGACCTTGGTCTAATGTTGATGATATGAATGCAGCATTGATTGAGCATTGGAACTCTATAGTTGGTGTTGATGATGAGGTTATTAGCTTAGGTGACTTCTCATTTAAAGGTAGAGAAGCTACTGAGGCAATCATATCTCAACTTAATGGCAATATAACTTGGGTTGCTGGAAACCATTGTAGGAAGGTTCTAGGAGCTATGGGAGTACCTTTCTATGATTATTTGGAATTTAGATTTAATGGTGTTAAACTTTGTATGATGCACTACCCAATCAAGCATTGGAACGAGTGTGATCATGGTAGCATAGCGCTTCACGGACACTTGCATGATTCTCCTTCTGGTATTGAAGGTCGTACTATGGATGTAGGTTGGGATGCTCACGGTAAAATATTAAACCTTGAAGATGTGGTATCTGAGTTGAAACAAATTGAAGTTGTAGGGAGAAGAAATAATGGCTAAATTTAATGTGGATGATTTAATTGAACAAGGTTTGGTTAAGAAGAAAACTTATACTGAAGGTAAATATAAAGGTTTGTCGATCCTAAAATACACTAAGAAAGTATTCTGGGATAACCTGTGGCACTTAGATGAACGTCTACTAGAGTGCCGTGGCTTAGTCGTAGATGAAGATGATAATATTATTGTACACCCATTTAAGAAAGTATTTAACCTTGGTGAGAATGGAGTTACTATTGATCCTGAACGTATGGTAGAAATACCTACCAAAATTAATGGTTTCCTAGGGTGTGCTACTATGACACGTAAGTATGGATTGATTATCTCTACCACTGGTACAATTGACTCTGAATATGCAGACTTAGCCCGTAAGTGGATTGAACCTTTAGCAACAGATATGATGCTTACTGGGTATACACATATGTTTGAAATTTGTGATAACTCAGACCCACATATTGTATATGAAGATGAGGGAGCTTATTTAATTGGTATTAGATCTACCAACTCTGGAGAATTGTCCAGTGAATGGGTGTTAGATCATATGGCACGTTTATTACATTGTCATAGACCTTCTGTTGGGTTAATGAAATTCAAAGATATACCTGAAACTAATAAAGAAGGTTATATGATATTGTGTGCCAAAACTGGAGTTGTGTTATGTAAACTAAAGTCACCTCATTATTTGAGTAAGAAAGCTTTCCTCCGCATGGGACGTAAACGTATTGATTTAGCATTTGATAATCCTACTGAATTCAAGAAACAAATCGATGAAGAATTTTATGATTTCCACCAGTATTTACTTGACGGTTACACTAAAGAAGTTTATTATTCTTTTAGTGAGAATGAACGTAGACAATTAATTGAGGACTATTTTAATGAAAAATAAACTTATTATACTTAGAGGTTGTAGTGGCGCAGGTAAGACAACTTTGGCTGATTGGCTACAAGATATTATTGACAATGATATTGGAAGTAAAGGTTGTTACGCTGTGGCAGCAGATGACTTTCATTATGACGAGGAAGGTAATTACAATTTCAAAGTAGAGAATTTAGCTGCAGCTCATAAGTGGTGTAAAGGTATAGTTGATGACTTTATGGAGTTGGGTATTGGTGTCATCATTGTCCATAACACTTCTACCACTGAAAAGGAAATCAAACCTTATATTGAATTGGCAGAACAATACAACTATGATGTTATTAGTCTTATCGTAGAAAACAGACATGACAGTGGTAATGTACACGAAGTACCAGAAGAAGTGCTGCAGAGACAGAATAATAATTTACGTTCTAATTTGAAGTTGTTACCATAAGGATTAGACCCAAATGATATGAGTAGTGAACAATTAGAGTTAATTTTAAAATAAGGAGAAATAATATGATTACAGTATTTGCAGATAATAAAGAAATACCAGTTAATATGGTTGAATTTAGTGATGGGGCGATAACATTTAAATTAGATAATCTACCTAAAGAACCCAAGTATATCAGCATCAACGTTTGCCCAACAACACCAGCGTATCGAGTTATTGAGGAGCTACGTATGCTTATGAGTTGTATTGATGAAATGAAGTTACAATGTAATGTTCCACTATATTTACATATACCATACATGATCTATGGACGTGCTGATAGAGTGTTTGAGGATGGTAATCCATTACCACTTAAAATGTTTCTATGGTCTTTGGCAGATATTGAAGGTTTTGATGAGGTCCATGTTTGTGATATGCACAATAAGAAGGCTGTGTATGGTATTTGTGATAAGTATCGCCTTGGTTTAAACATTGTAGAAAAGTCTCAACTTGAATGCTTTAAGCAATCCTTACCTCATGACTTTAATACTAAATATGATATCATCCTAGCACCAGATAAAGGTGCAATTGATAAGGCTGCTAGTATTGCTGATCACTTAAGGGTTGATGTATACAACTGTGGAAAGGAACGTGATATTAGTACAGGTAAGATTATCAAGACCCTATTACCCTCTGATGTAGATTTTACAGGGAAGGTAGTGTTAATCCCAGATGATTTACTAGATTACGGTGGTACGTTCATTACCTTAGCCAAAGCATTAAAAGAGGTTGGTGCAAAACAAGTAGATCTTTACATTACCCATATGATTGGTGCAAAAGGTCTTGACAGTTTAAAAGGTTTGATTGATAATGTGTACTGTTACCATACAGTTGGTAAGTATCTCAACAAACAAGATATTACTAATTTTAATTTGAATAAATAAGGAGAACAAATATGAGTATTAATTTACAAATCGAAGCACTAGTGGATAGTTATAAGATTGGCATGAATGTGTTACACAACCATGAGATGTTTAAAGGTAGCCCTACTAAGGTGTTATCTTCCTACAGTAACTTTACTGCACGTAAGAACGCATACTTCACTTTCTCTGATCACAGTGATGGTAATTTGGTAATCTATGGTACACGTCATACATTCAAATATATCCATAATTTGTTTGAAGTGTTCTTTAAAACTCCTGTAGATGAGGTATTATCTCGTATTATTGTAAGATTAACTTCTCACTTTGGTGGTGACGTAGTGATTGATCATAAAGATTATATTGAAGATATTATGGGGTTACATACACTAGGTTATTTACCATTAGAGATTCGTTCTATTGATGAGGGTGTTCGCTACCCTATTGGATTACCAATCTTCACAAGTAAGAACACCCTCGAGGGTTATGGGTGGTTGGTAAATAATCTTGAAACTTTATCAAGTAATTTAATCTACCCTATGATTAATACTGCTACTATTATTGACCAGTTTTATCAGCAGTCAAAATATTACGGTAACATCTCTGCACCCGTGGAAGTTGTTGCTGGGTGGCTACCATTCTGTGTCCACAACTTCGAATTTCGTGGGATGATGGGACCAGAACATGGTATGCGTGTAGGTAGTGCATCTTCTATTCCATTTATTGGCAGTGATACTGTTGCTGTTATTGATTTCCTAACGCAATACTACGATTACAACCCTAAGACAGATGCACCAATTGCTGTTAGTATACGTGCGTCTGAACATGCAGATATTAGTCGTTTATTGTCTGAACTACGATATCGTGGTATTACAGAGGATACTGAGAAAACCCTAATTGGGTTGTTAGCGGATAACACAACGGGTATGTTTTCTTATGTTGCCGACACAGAGAATTACTTCCGTTCAATTAGTGAATATGCTTTAGCTAATAAGGATAAAATCCTATCTCGACAAGATGGTGCAAATGGATTACCTGCTAAGTGGGTGTGGCGTCCAGATAGCTCTAAGAAACGCCCACTAGAAGTGATTTGTGGTGATAGTGAGTCTGATTGTGAATTAGAACGTAAAGGTAGTCTACAAATCTTATGGGAGGTATTTGGTGGTGAAGAGTTAAATACACCCTCAGGCAAGATGAAATTCTTAAACCCTAAAGTTGGAATTATCTATGGGGAGGCAATATCTCAACAACACCAAAAGGAGATCTATGAGCGTATGATTGAGACAGGATTCTCTGCAATAAACTTAGTGATTGGTAAAGGTAGTTATGCCAACCTTCAAAACAACACACGAGATTTATTCTCTATGAGTTATAAGCAAACTTTCTCTGTAGCAGAAATTGATGATAATATTGTTAACCTAGAACAACAGAAGACACCTATGGGTGATGTATTCAAGAAGTCTGCACGAGGTTTGTTGATGGTAGACAAGGACTTTAATCTACACCAGAGTTGTTCGGAGGAAGAAGAACAGACTGGACTTCTGACTACCTTATACAAAGATGGTGTGTTCCTCAAGGAGCAGTCTATTTGGGACATCAAGGAAAACTATTTTAAATAAAGTTTGACAACACAGATAAACCCTGACATAATCTCCTTATCTTAAACGGTAAGGAGATTTTTATTTATGAATACAAAAATGATTGCACACTACCTTAATCATACTGGACATCATTGTGCAGGTTGGGATGTTAAGTCTTGTGAGGGTAAGACGGACTATAACACTTACTACTATGAAGTACATGTGTTATGGGGTTCATCTGAAGACATTATTAGAGTTACAAGTGCAGATTTATTCTCATTTCTATATGAGATTATGATACCATAATTAAAGGAGTGTAGTATGAATGACAAAAATAAGAAGGTGGTATTATTCTTAGAAGAAGGTGTAAACTCTAGACTAAAGGGAATTAATAATATGTTATCAAAAGTTAAAGTACCTGACCCTAACAATGAGATGGATACCCCACATGGTAAGTTGAAGGATGCCACTGTCAAGCACCCTGTAGGCTCAGAGCTAGGTGAATTACAGACTTACCTTGAGGTTTATAGTAGTTGTACATTAAAAGGTTGTTCATTAGCGGAATATTTAATTTCACTTGGATATCATAGATAAGGAGAACACTATGTGGAAATATATTTTATTAACTGTATTATGCCTAACATTCGTACCTATTATACTAATTACTTTAGCATATTCATTTATCTATATGGATGCTACACTATTAAACCCAGTTAATTGGGATGTTGGGTATAGAAAACTATGTGCAATTTACGCTGGCGTGGTAGTATTTGCAACAGCTGCTGCAGTAATTTAATTAAGGAGATTTAAATATGACATATACATTCGTTTACCGTAAAGATGGTGTACCACGTACTGCACAATTATCACTATAAGATGGAGTTGATTTATCTGAGGCGATCTCTACTAGTAAAGTTGATGTATTGGCTGAGCTAGGTGCTGACACTAAATCACCATTGTTTGCAATTGTTAAATAAGGAGTGATTATTAAAACATAAGCCAACCCAGAAGGTTGGCTTTATATTATCTTCAATTCATACTAATCTCATCATATCACCAACATACCTCCAAGTTTGCTTGACTTTTCCAAATCTGCTATAATCCTATTATAACATAAGCATATAAAGCTATGTATTTAATGAAGGGGAATTAACATGGCTAAACAGCCGAAGTCGGCACGAATTAAAACAGATACCAGAGAGACTCGTCAGTCCAAGAAAAGTGTTGCAACTCCTGCAATTGAAACTATTAAACAAATAGTAAACATCCTCCGACCTTATGAACTATCACAAAGTCAACGACTTCGAACATATCAATGTATGTTGCTTGATGATGCTGTTGGTAATGCCTTTGCAGCGAACTGTATCCTAGTTGAGAAGGCTTTCTCTAATTATGAGATAACCTATAACCAACATTCTACACAGTCTAAAGAGGCTGCTGACTTCCTCAAATACTGTTACTCTAATATGAGAGGTCAAACGTTACGTAGTTTTGCTAGAAGTGCATCAGAATTTAAACGTGACGGTTTAGCTCCATTCGAGAAGACCTATCGTAAAGGTATGGGTAAGTGGGCAGACTATTGGACTATTGATAAATTACTCTACATTCATCCACTATCATTGCAACAAACAACGCCATTTACTATTGGTAATGGTGGTCGTGATATTATTGAGATGAGGCAGAACCTTAATGCCTTTAGAAATACATCAGATGTGTTCGACTATGAAATGCATGTTGCTAGAGGTTATGTAAGTGTACCTCGTAACAAGTTAGCATTGATCACATATAGTGGTACAGATGCTCAACCGTTTGGTGTGTCAGCATTTGATACATGTTACACAGCATGGCGTGAGAAGATACTCCTACAAGAGTGTACGTTAGTCGGTGTGACTAAAGATTTCTCTGGTACACCTATCCTATACCTACCAGAAGATATCCTCTCTAAGGCTGCTGCAGATGCTTCTAGTCCAGAAGGATTGATGGTTGAGCAACTTAAAACCAATATGGCTAACATGCATACTGGTGAACAGAATTATACTATATTACCGTCTGACACTCAAAGTGAAAGTGGTAATGGTATGCGTAGTTTCGACCTTAAGTTCATGGGAATAGATGGTGGCGGACGTAATTTTGACACTGTTGCTCTAGTTGAGCAGCGTAAACGTGCTATCTACAATGCATTCGGTGCTGGTAACTTAATTGCTGGTGATGGTGCAGGTGGCTCGTATAACATGCTTGAAGGTCAGAACAGTATCCATTCATTCTATATTGAACGAGATATCGCTGTCATTGAAGAAGCATTAAATACTGACATCAACCAACAACTGTTTAGACTCAACGGGTGGGAATTACTTCCAGAAGATGTACCTGTTATCAAGGCTGGTGCAATTGAACCATTAAGTATTGATGAATTTGGTAAGATGCTTCAACGTGTAACTGCTACAGGGTTAACTCCAAGTAGAGATCCTAAATTCCTTAATGAAATCTATGGTAAACTTGGTATTACTTATCGGTTTGCTGATGATGCCACACCAGAAAGTATTGCACCCTTATTAGCAGAATCTACCAGTAAGAGTGGCTCAGCTATGAACTCAGGTTTAAATAATGGGACTGGCACATCTACAGCTACTGGTGGTGACCGTTCTGTTGCCAACAAGGAAAATAATTAAATAATTCCTTGACATTTTAATCACAATACAATAAAGGGTTGATTAGTCACTTATTAAATGGTAATATACCTCATAAGGTATTAATCAATCCTTGAAAGGAGATATGATGGCACATAAATTGCCAAGACTCTCCAAATCAATCCTCGACCTACCCCAGTTAATCACAGCAACTAAGTTTGAAGAAATTGCTTCTGTCCTAGAAGACCGCAATAGTGGTATCTATGAAGCTGCATCTCATGCTGCCCAGTTGTCCAGTGATCATATGGAGTATAACTCAGGTGATTTGGTAGAAGGTTCCGTAGGGATCTTGAGAGTGGAAGGTCCCACAACTTATAAGAAAACAGGTTGGGAAGCTTACTGTGGTGGATGTTCTTATCAAGGTTTGCTTGAGCAAATGGATGAGATTGTTTCTAACCGTGAAGTGACTAAAGTACTGATGTTAGTTGATAGTTCTGGGGGTGAGGCGTACAGAGCGTTCTCTACATCTCGCGAATTACGTAAGAAAGCTGACGCTGCTGGTATTAAGATTTATGCCTATGTAGATGGTATGGCTGCTTCTGCTGGATTTGCTTTAGCAAGTGCTGCACACGAAGTTATCATGAACCCTGACGCACAGTGTGGCTCTATCGGTGTAGTTATTCGTCTAGCTAACAATAATAAAAAGTTAGAAGAAGATGGTATCACTGTTAAGTATATTACTGCTGGTGCATCTAAAGTCCCATTTGATGAGAATGGTGAATACCGTAACGATTTCATTAGTGACTTACAAGTTAAAGTAGATTCTCTATACGGGCAGTTTGTTGACCATGTAGCTAATATGCGTGGTATCTCTGCTGATGTAGTTAGAGGTACGGATGCTAAGATGTTTTCATCTGATGATTGTTTGAGATTAGGTTTAGTTGATAAGATTATGGAAGGGGAAGAATTCTACACCTACTTATCTGAAGTACCTGAATCTGAAATAAACGAAGATGTTACTACTCCTCCAAAAGATCAAACTATTGATATCAACCCAAATTCTAAACAAAAGGATAAAAAATCAATGTCTGCTGAATTCCAAGTAGATCCTGCTGAGTTTGCTAAAATGCAAGCACAAATGGAACAACAAGCATCTATGTTAGCTGCTTATCAGGCTAAAGAAGCACAAATGGCTACAGAGAAGTTATCAGCACAACTTGATACTACTCCTTTCTTAGCTGAGTGTAAAGAGTCTCTATTAACTTTCTTCATGTCTGCTGATGTGAAAGAAGACCATAAGAGTTTAATGAATTCTGTTATTGCTGCTGCTAATGCATCAAATGAATCTGTATTAATGGAAGCTGCATCTCAAGTCACTGAAGCTCAATCTAAGGTTGAAGCTGCTGCACTTGAAGTAGAACAAGTTAAAACTGAGTTTGCTACTACTGTCACATCGACTAGTGCTGAACTCAAAGAAGAAGCCCAAGGTAACAGCGTATTGCAAGGTAAAATTGCAGCACTTAAAGCCGCTCAAGTTAAAACTAAATAATTATAAAACTAGGAGATATACCCGATGCCTGATTTAAACCTTGGCGCAGAACAGATTGTACTTAATGCAATTGTTACTGACTTAGCTGGTTTCACACATGATGACGTAGACGTTGTTTGGACTGCTACTATGAAGAATGGTTCAGTAGTTACTGCTGCTGGTGTTGAGGTTGCCATTGCTGGCGCTGCAACATCTGCTGGTGTGATTGATGACCTAACAGTCCGTGATTACGGTGATGACTTAGTAGTAGGTGATACACTTACTGTGTCAGTTGCTAAACGTGGTTGCACATTTAAAGAAGCTAACGTTGTGTTTACAGACGGTGCAATTAATGCCGCTGGTAAAACTGCTCTTGCAGCACAACTTAACACTTTCGCATAATAAGAATTTAGAAGGAAAATAAATAATGGCAACTGCTCGTAATGGCGATTTTGGTGTACTAGATTTCACTCCACTTGTTGAACTAGTCCCTCGCGTACCTAAACTATTATCTAGCTTAGGTTTAATTCAGAACACTGTAATGGGTGAGACTACTGTAGCACAAGTTGAACGTGTTACTGAAAGTTTAGATGTGATTGCTGCTCGTGCCCGTGGTGGTGATCGTAACTTCGCTGGTCGTGAATCAGCAATCTCTCGTAACTTTAATATTCCTTTGTTCCCACTAGATACACGTTGGACAGCACAGGAAATTCAAGACTTACGTTTGTATGGTACTTCTGATACTCCAGCTACTTTACAAGACCGTGTAATGCGTTCTATGAATCGTATTGCTAAGTCTCACACTAACACTTTCGAGAAAGCTTTATACGCAGCATTGAAAGGTAGTTCTTACTCTCCAGAGTGGCTACAAGGTCAGTACAACTACTTCACAGAGTTCGGTGTTACTCCAGTAACTTTCCCAATCGACTTTACTGATGATGCTGTTGACCCACGTATTACTGTAGAAGCTGAAGCCCGTCAAAGTATTATCACTAATGCTGCTGACAATGGTGATAGCTACAAAGTTATTGCAATCGTTGGTTCAGGTTTCTTCAACTCGTTAATCACTCATCCATTGGTTCAAGCTGCATATGATAGCTACCCAAGTGAAAGTGAGCCTCTACGTCGTCGTTTAGGTGGTGAGTTAATCAACCGTTCATTTGATACTTCTGGTGTTACTTACATTGAAGATATCTCTGGTGAAATCGCTACTGGTGATGCTTACTTCTTACCAATGGGTATCAGCACAATGTTTATGGCACAGTATGCTCCTGCAGACTCAGTGTTGTATGCAAACCAAGTTGCACAAGAGATGTATGTATTCTTAGATGATACAAGTCATCGTGCTTCTAAAGTTGAGACTGAATCAAGTTTCATTATCGTTAACACTCGTCCAGAGTTAGTAGTTAAAGCTACTGGTAACACCCTGCGTGTATAACCGTTAATTTGTATATACAAAGGGAGCCTCTTATGGCTCCCTTTTTGTTTTAAATTTTAGGAGAATTAATACATGACAGAATGTAAAGTGTTTTTACGTAAGCCTCAGTTCACAGGGTATGTAGCTAATCTTAAACCAGAGTTTGATGCTAAAGCTACTAATGGTTTACCACAGTTTTACTTTGTCGATATTCATGGAGTATTAACTACCACTCGTTGTGCTAAAGATTATTTCATTGCATTAAATGAGCGGTTTGGTTATTTCATTGATCCAGATAAATCCACTACTAGACGTAATCGTTGGGTAGTGACCTTTGACGATACACCACCTACACCTGTTGTAAAGGAAACTAAGATATCTTTAGTTGCGATGGATGAAGAAGATACTGTAGAGTCAGATGAAGGTATTGTTGCTACTGAAGATGAACAGGAAGCTACTGGTGAGGTTTTAATTGAAACTGAGTATGTTTCCTTCGATGAAGTAG